GGATTGATTCTAATAATAAAATTGAATATTTAGCTTTCACCCCAGCCTTAACCTCAAAAGAAACAAATATAGATAATTTAGACCAATCTAAAAGATCCAAATTATATAAATTATACTTAAACCAATTCTACCCAGGCTCATACCAAGTTACTGGAGATGAATTAGAAGATTTACCATATTATACTGAAAGAATAACGTACAAAATAAATAAAAAATAATATGTTTCCTAAAATAAAAGAAAATTTAGAAATTTCTGAAAGTTTTAATTTTGAAATTTCTCCTATAGTTTATGATAAAGATTTTAACCCAACAAGAAAAATAACATTTGATTGGTGTGTTGAAATCCCCCAAGATATGATGATAAAACATGGAGAAGATAAAATAATTGAGATTTTTAGTGAAAAATTAAAACAAGATTTTAAAAATTGGATAAAAATATGAGAAAAATAAAATTTGATACATGCATTGTAGGAACTGGAAAATCTGGAATAGACTTTTCATCTAAACTAGCTAAGGATTATAAGTTACCTACTGAAAGCAAGAGTTGCCAGATTGGAGTCCGTTTCGAAGCACCACAAAAACACTTCCAAAAACTAATCGATATTTCATATGACTTTAAGTTATATAGAAAATTTGATGATGAAGGAGTATCATTACGTTCATTTTGTACAAACAACAATGCCGCATATGTTGCTGTAGAGGAAACATACGGAGATCATTCATATAATGGACATGCAAAGAAAGATGAGCGTTATAGAAACGATATGACAAATTTTGGTATTTTAATGGAAATACAAGGAATTGAAGATCCATTTACTTGGTCACGTGAAGTAGTCTCTAAATTACAGAAAGATGGTACTGGTTTATACTATAGTCCATCCCGTCAACCATCAACTACATCAGAGGGAAATGGTGTAAGTGCAACTCCAATCAATTGGTTACAATTATTAGGAGTAATGGATGCTTTTGAAGGATATTTTGAATATATTGTTAATTTTATTGATGATATGAAAAAAGTATTTCCAACATTAGGAGATGACTGGGGGATCTATTTACCTGAAGTAAAATACCTAAGCCCAGAGGTAAAAGTAAATTATGAAGATCTTAGTCTTATAGATTATCCTAACGTACATTTTGTAGGTGATGCTTTAAGTGCTAGAGGTATAACTGTTAGTGGTGCGCAAGCTATATTAGTAGCAGAAAGTCTAATTAAATAAAAAATAACAAAATGTCAAAAACACAAACCAAAAAATTAACTACCCCCGATGGAACAATCGTATTCTATCTAGATGGTAAAATGCATAATTTAGAAGGACCAGCCCTTATCCCAGAAGGTGATATGAGAAAAAGAGAATATTATATCAATGGACTTAAATATTCTGAGGCAGATTGGAAAGCTGCTCAAAAAGATGGTGATGGTTTACCATGGTTTAAACAAAGTGGAATTAACGCTAGATTTTAATATATGAAAATAGGTTTTACAGGTACTATGAGTGTTGGGAAAAGTACTCTAGTACACGCCCTTAAAAAACATATTGAATTTAAAGAATATGAATTTGCAACAGAACGTTCAAAATATCTTCGTGATTTAGGCATCCCATTAAATACAGATTCTACCATTAAAGGTCAAATGATATTTATGGCTGAGCGTGCATCTGAACTATTTAAAGAAAATATCATAACAGATAGAACAATTATTGATGTTATGGCATTTACTCAAAAAGCCAAATCTATCCCATATTATATTGTTGATCAATATGAGGAATTAGCCGCAAATCTTATCCCTGAATATGATTATATATTCTATATATCACCTGAGGGGGTAGAAATAGAGGAAAATGGCGTTAGAGAAACAGATGCTGAATATAGAATGGAAATAGATAAACAAATTCAATATTATATTAATAAATATTCCTATAAATCAAAACGTTCTATAATAACCATTACAGGGAGTACTGAAGAGAGGATAGAAAAAATTAAACAAGTAATTTTTCCATGATATTTATAATAAAAATTAATAAAAAATGAAAAAATCTAGACTATTAGAAATAATCCGTGAAGAAATCACTACAGCATTGAACGAAAGTTCACTTAATGAAATGGCTAAAATCTCAGGAAGTTTAAAAACAGCCATTGAAAAAGTAATCTCAGATAACCCAGATTTAGAGGGTTTAGCTTTAAAGAAAAAAATCAAAGCAGATAAAGCAGTTGATGATGCTTTAGAAGGAGATACATTATATGACAATCAATTAAATAAATTTATAGCCGCGGTAAAAGGTGAAAGAGAAATTGGTCAACGAGGTCGCAAAGCTGACCCAAATAAACAAAAATCTGAACCTAAAGAACCAGGAAAACGCGGACGTAAACCATCATCTGAAAAAAAATCTACAGATGATATGGATGATGAAGATAAAGAAGCAGCAAAAGCAGCCGAAAAAGATTCTACAGCTAAAGCATTAGCATCAACCCCAGAAGAAAAAAAGGAAAAATTCAATTTAGGTTTGAAATTTATTAAGAAATATAAAGATGATAAATCTAAAGTAGATGCATATTTGAAAAAAGCAAAAGAAGAATATAAGTTTACAAAATCTATGATGGATGATTTAAAACGTACTGCTGGAAGACAAGTAGAAGCCTAATTATCAAAATAATATAGTTATGAAAACCAAACATCTTATTATATTTGGGATAGGTTTAATCTTAATAACAATATTAGTGTTTACCCTCATTTTGAAGGTAAACACTTTTACTTCATCCCCTGATCCATATAAAGGGAAAATTGATAGTTTAAATATAGAATTAGAAAATTTAAAAAATCAACAAATCAACCTCAATAATAAAGTTGATTCATATAATGATTCTATAACATTATCAAATAAACGAATAGATTCTTTAAAATTAGATTTAATCAAAACACAAAAATACTATGGAGACAAAATTAAAAATCTCTCTAATTACACTCCTTCTCAGCTTGAATCTTTTTTCACAAACAGACACAAGTAAAGTTTGCATCCCATACAGTGTAGCTCATAAAATAGCCGTTGAATTAATTCAAAAAGATTCACTCCAAGCTGAGTTGAGAACTACTTTACTTATTCTTAATGAATATGAAACTAAATCATCTTTTCAAGATAGTATTATAACTACACAAGATAGTATTATAATCATATATGAGGAAAAAATAGTAATATATAAGGAAAAAGAAAAACTACATCAAGATAAAATTAAAGAGTTAGAAGAAAAAAATTCCCAACTAGAAAGTAAAAATAAAACACTCAAATCAGTTATAAAATGGACTGGAGGAGCATTAGTTGGAATTATTGTAACCTCTTTAGCCATAATAGCTACTAAATAATGTCTCAAGATATAAAGCAAATATTACGCCAAGAATATATAAAATGTGCCCAAGATCCCGCTCATTTTATGCGTAAATATTGTTTTATCCAACATCCCCAACGTGGTAGAATTCAATTTAACCTATATCAATTTCAAGAAAAGGTATTACATTTATGGAGAGATAATCCATATTCTATAATCTTAAAATCTAGACAGTTAGGTATATCAACATTAGGAGCAGGATATGCATTATGGTTAATGACCTTTCATCAAGATAAAAACGTACTTTGTTTAGCAACTACTCAAGAGACAGCTAAAAACATGGTAACTAAAGTACGTTTCATGTATGAGAATTTACCATCTTGGTTGAAAGTACAATGTGATGAGAATAACAAATTAACATTAAAATTATCAAATGGTTCTCAAATTAAAGCTAAATCATCAAATAGTGATGCTGCGCGATCAGAAGCAGTATCTTTACTATTAGTAGATGAGGCAGCATTCATTGATAATATTAGTGAAACATGGGCATCAGCACAACAAACCCTAGCTACTGGTGGTGGAGCCATTGTATTGTCTACTCCATATGGTACTGGAAACTGGTTTCATCAAACGTGGGTTAAAGCAGAAAATAAAGAAAATGATTTTCTCCCCATTCGATTACCATGGATGGTTCACCCTGAAAGAGATCAAACCTGGAGAGATAGACAAGATGAGTTATTGGGTGATCCTAGATTAGCAGCCCAAGAATGTGATTGTGACTTCTCAACCTCTGGTGATGTAGTATTCTACCCAGAATTTATAGAATTTTATGAAAAAACATATGTTAAAGAACCATTAGAGAGACGAGGAGCTGATAGAAATCTATGGATATGGGAACCAGCGGATTATTCTCGCTCATATATGGTTATAGCAGATGTGGCTCGAGGAGACTCTAAAGACTATTCAGCATTCCATATCCTAGATATTGAATCAAATACTCAAGTTGGAGAATATAAAGGACAAATCGGAACAAAAGAATACGGTCATTTATTATATGGTATAGCCACAGAATATAACAATGCATTACTTATAGTAGAGAATGCAAATGTTGGGTGGTCTACTTTACAAACATTAATTGAACGAGGTTATCCAAATTTATATTATTCTCCTAAAAGTGGAGAAGTTAATGCTGATTCATACTTTAATGAATATATGGATACCAGTAAAATGGTTGCTGGATTCACTACTAGTACTAGAACTAGACCTTTATGTATTGGAAAATTTCAAGAAGCTCTTTCTGATAAAGGAGTAATTATCCAATCAAAAAGATTGATAGAGGAAATGAAAGTGTTTATTTGGAAGAATGGTAGAGCAGAAGCACAACAAGGTTATAATGATGATTTGGTTATGTCATTTGGAATAGGCCAATATATGCGAGATACTTCATTTAAATTTAAACAACATGGTGTAGATTTAACAAAAAGTATGTTACAAAGTATGTCTACTCTTAAACATAATTTTGCAGGAGGATATTCAAACGCTGGGATATCTCAAAACCCATGGAAAATAGATAATCCATATTCAAATGATCAAGAAGACATTAGATGGCTACTTTAAGAAAAATCGTTGATTTTCTCAATATTTATCATTATATTTATAATAAACAAAACATTTAAATGGCAGATACTAAATTATTCTCTAGACTAAAAAGATTATTCTCAACTGATGTCATCATCAGAAATCAAGGAGGTAGTCAACTTAAAGTTATGGATGTCAATAAAATCCAACAATCTGGAGAATTACAAAATAATTCCTTAGTTGATAGATTTAATAGAATTTACACCAACTCCGCAACTTCATTATATGGATATCAAAATTCATTTAATTATCAAACTTTAAGACCCCAACTATATTCTGAATATGATGCAATGGATACAGATGCAATTATTGCCTCTGCTCTTGATATCATAGCTGATGAATCTACATTAAAAAATGATATGGGAGAAGTACTTCAAATCCAAAGCCCAGATGAAGATGTACAGAAAATTTTATATAATTTATTTTATGATGTTTTAAATATAGAATTTAATCTTTGGCCTTGGATTCGTAATATGTGTAAATATGGTGATTTTTTCTTAAAATTAGAAATAGCCGAAAAATATGGAGTATATAATGTTATCCCATATTCAGCATATCATATAGAAAGACAAGAAGGATATGACAGAGACAACCCAGCATCCATCAGATTTAAATTCAATCCAGATGGTACAGCACCATCAAGTTATGGATATTTTGGTACCCCAAATACAGAACAAGCAAATGCTATATATTTTGAAAATTATGAAATAGCTCATTTTAGATTATTAACAGACACTAATTTTTTACCTTATGGCCGTTCATATCTAGAACCAGGTCGTAAATTATTTAAGCAATATACATTGATGGAGGATGCAATGTTGATCCATCGTATTGTTCGTGCTCCTGAAAAAAGAATATTTTATGTAAATGTTGGAAATATTGCTCCTACTGAAGTAGAAAACTTCATGCAGAAGACAATTTCCAAAATGAAACGTACCCCATATATTGATCAACAAACAGGTGAATATAATTTAAAATATAACATGCAAAACTTACTAGAGGATTTTTACATCCCAGTAAGAGGAAATGATCAAGCAACTAAAATAGATACATTACAAGGTTTACAATATGATGGTATAACGGATGTAGAATATTTAAGAGATAAATTATTTGCTGCTTTAAAAGTACCAAAAGCATTTTTAGGATATGAAAAAGATTTAACAGGTAAGGCTACATTAGCTGCTGAAGATATTCGTTTTGCTCGTACAATTGATAGAATTCAACGTATTATATTATCTGAATTAAATAAAATAGCTTTAGTCCATTTATATACTCAAGGATATACCGCAGAAAGCTTAACAAACTTCTCATTATCATTAACTACTCCATCTATCATATATGATCAAGAAAGAGTAATGCTTATGAAAGAAAAAGTTGATCTATCTAATGCTATAATAGACAACAATCTATTCCCATCAGATTGGGTATATGAGAATATCTGGCATATGAGTGAGGATCAATATGATGAATATAGAGATCTAATTCGAGAAGACTCTAAACGTAAATTCAGAATAACTCAAATTGAATCAGAAGGAAATGACCCTCAAGTAACAGGACAATCATATGGTACCCCACATGATTTAGCTACATTATATGGTAGAGGAAGATATGATGGTGGTGAGGTACCTGAGGGGTATGATGAAAAATCAACTTTAGGTCGCCCAGAGGAAAAGTCAACCAAAATTAATACCCAAGATAATGCATTTGGAAAAGATAGAATTGGGGCATTAGGGATGAAAAAAGACACTGATTCTTCAGATTCAATTAAACCACAATATAAAGGAGGATCACCATTAGCTTTAGAAAATAAGAAAATATCTATATTTCAAAAAGAAATGTTAGCTAAAATTCCACAGAAAAAATTAATATTTGAATCCGATAATGAAAAATCTTCACTATTAGATGAAAAACAAATTCGTGAGTAATAGATTTTAATATATTTATAAACAAATTAATTGAAATAGAATGAAGATCAACCATTCGAAGTATAAAAATACTGGTATCCTTTTTGAACTTTTAGTTAGGCAAATTACTGCTGATACTTTAGAAGGCAAGGATTCTCCAGTTAAAGATATTTTAAAGAAATATTTTGTTAAAACAGAATTAGGGAAAGAATATAAATTATATGAATCTTTACTTAAAAAAACATCATTAACTGAATCTAGAGCTAATATAATTATAGATACTCTTTTAGAGGCCTCTAAAACATTAAATAGAAAACTTTTAAAAAAACAAAAGTATAATCTAATTAATGAATTACAACAGCATTATGATTTAAATGAATTTTTTAATCATAAATTACCAAACTATAAAATCCAAGCCGCTTTCTATACCTTATTAGAAATATACAATATCACTACCCCAGTAAATCCAGAAAATATAATCTCAAATAAAATTACTATTTTAGAGCATCTAACAGCAGCTCCTATAAAAGAGGAAAAAATTAGAGAAAATATATTAGATGAAATAAAAGGAGATAAAGATGTTAGTATATTGGCCTATAAAATAATTTTGGAAAAATTTAATGAAAAATATAAAGATTTAAATTTACATCAAAAAGATATTTTAAAAGAACTTATCACATCAATTGATAATACTCCTAAATTAAAAGAATTTTATATTTCTAAATCACAAGAAATAAAAGATGATTTAATTGAATTAAATAATACTACAAAAAACAATGTTACTAAAATCAAAATCAACGAAATTATATCATTGATCAGACCAGTAAATAAAACAACTAAAATCACAACTGAAAATCTAGTTGATTTGTTACAATACTGTGAATTATTAACTGAATTAGAATTAGCAAATGCGTGATAAAATAAAAGAAATTATCAGACAAAAACTCCAAGAACTTTCATCTACAGGTACTGGAGGGGCTACATTCACAGCAGGTGAGGGAGCACAATATGCTGATAAATATTCTTTTAAAAAAGGTACTAATATGGATGGAGTAAAAAGACACTATTATTATAAATTGGGATGGAAAGCAGTCCCTAAAAAAATTAAAGGATCAGGATTAGAAGTAAAAAAATTATTTGAAGAAGATACATTAAATGAATATAATGAATTTCAACAAGAAAGAATTAATGCATTTACTAAAATAGAAAAAGAAATAAACTCCCTTTTACCTATCCTATCAAATAAAAAAAATGAAACTGCAGAATTTTACAATGAAAATCCAGGTTCATATGAAGTTTACATCCCAACAGATTTAATTTTAGATTATATAAAAGATATAAAAACCCTATTAACAGAAGAAGAATAATGAAAACCCTAAACGAACAATATCAACTAATTAAGGAAGGAAAAGGACATAAAGGTGTATTCTTAAAAGAAGCCAAATCAATGTTCCCAAACTATATACGAAATGCTGCAACATTTGATGAAGTATCCTTAATCCTAAAACAAAAAGGGGTTATTAATGAAAATATAATTGGACTTTCTCCAATCAACTCAATTGAAACTAAAAAAGAATCATTTGAAACCGCATTTGAGAAATTTTTAGCTGAAGCAGCTAAATCACAAGAGGAATCAGATAAAGCAACAGCTAAAACTCCATCAAAACAAGTTGAAGAAAAAGAAGAAAAAACTTCTAAACCAACAGATAAAAAAGAGGATAAAAACTTTGATAACATGATATTTGATCAGATTATGACTGGATATTATGCTGAAATGAAGGATCCAAAAAATGAAAATAAAACAATGCAAGAATTAAAAGATATTGTATTGAAAAATTTATCAAAAGATCCTATATACTATGTTAAAGATGGTCAATTTGGAGTTAAAGGTTTAGGATATACAACCGAACATCCAGGTTTAGGTACTCCAAAAGAGCCAAAAGGTAAATATAAATCAAGTGGGTATGGTGATTTAAAAGAAAATATTCAAACCCAACTAAAAGGTGGACTTTGGAGTGACCAACCATTAGATACCCAGGTAAAACATTTTATAAAAAAAAATAATTTAACTTTAGATAAAAACCCAATTTCTTGGGAAGAAAGAATGGAAGGTTCATATTTTCATGATTTTTTAGATAAAAATACTAGTGATGTATCAAGTTGGCATATTCATAATGGAATAGCAAACCCAGAAAATCAACAATCATGGGATTTAGTGTTTGGAGATGAAATGTTAGATGAATTAGAAAAATTTAAAAGTGGAGTAAAACAAGCATTCACCCCATCCAACAAACCAAAACCATCCCCAGAACAAATTAAAGCGGATAGAGAAGAAAAACGCAGAAAAGAATTAGAAAGAAGAGAAAATGAAATTCGTGAAGCTATTCGTTCTATAGTAGATCAAGAATTAGAAGAAGTTAGAGGTGGAGGTAATTATGGGATTTTAAATATCAATACATCTAACTTAGAAAAAGGAGAACAAAAAATCCCCACATATTATATTCTAACTCCAGAAGTAAGAAAAGCATTTAATCTTTCAACCCCAAGTTCTAATGCCCCTTCATATAATGAGTCTTTAAAAATTCCTCATATTAGAGTTACCCCAAATAATACCATCTTTATCTCAAATTTACTTTATATTACTTTAGAAGGAATGGAAAAAGGTAGAGGTACTAGAGAAAAACAAATTCAAGATAATAAAAATCGTCTCAAAATTATTACCAATGAAATTTCTGATAGATATTGGCCAATGATAAGAACATTATTTAAAAAATTCGCTGAACCTAAAACCACAGTAATTCCTACATTTGGAAAAAATGTTTTATATCATGAAATTAGATTTCAAGAAAATGGATATGAAGTAGAAAAATTAGAAGAATGGATTGATAAAAAATTAATAGAAATTGATGATAAACTAACTAAAGCTACTTCTGGAGAAGTACGAAGAGGTCGTCCTATAAATGTTGGAGCTTTACAAAGATTTAAGAAACAATTAGAAGATATGAAACCTAATGCTAAAGGTGGTATTGCAATAATTCCTCCTCCAATGTTTGAAGGATTAGGATTTTCATACAAAGATAAAGAAAAATACGCTCCTGAGGAACTAGAAGAACAACTTTTACGTAAAGTAATCCGTGAATCAGTAGAAAAAGAATTATCAGCTATTAATAAAGAAGCAGAAAGTGAAGTAATATCAACCAAATTAGAAAAAATAGATGCAGCTATTGAAAAACGTCAATCTCAACTAAATAAATTGGATGAGGATGAAGATATGAAAGCTTTAACTGATAAAACAAAAATCAAACAAGCACAAAAAGACATTAAAACTTTAGAGAAAGCAAAAGCTAAATTAGAAAAAGATTTATCTAAAATTAAGAAAAAAAATAAAGATGCAGTTTCTTCTGATATAATAGATGAGGATGCACCTATTGATGAAGCTATAGATGATAAAAAATTAGATGATACCTCTAAAAGTTTAGATGACATAGGAAAAAAAGTAGAAGATATATCTACTAAAACAAAAGATATGTTTGAAAATGAAGGTGAATTACCTCAAAATATTATAAATCAAGCAGTAGAAATGTTTGCAGATGTAAATGGAGACTCAGATGAAATTATTAACATAGCATCAAATTTCCCTGAATATGAAGAAAGTGTTGTTGAATTTTTAAAAGGATACGATTTAGGACTTGATTACGATATTTAACATGAACAAACAAATATTAATAGAAACCCAACTATTTTCCTCAGGTAAATTTTCTTTAACAGAAAGTAAACGATCTGAACGAGGTAATCCAATTGTAGAAGGTATCTTAGCTACTGTTGAAATTAAAAACGGTAATGGAAGATATTACAAAAAAGATTTATGGGAAAGAGAAATGGATAAATATTCTCAATATATTAAAGAAAAAAGAGCATTAGGAGAACTAGACCATCCAGAATCTCAAATCATCAACCTTAAAAATGTATCTCATAATATATCTAAAGTTTGGTGGGATGGTGATAATATAATGGGTCATATTGAAATCCTCCCTACACCATCAGGAAATATTTTAAAAGCATTAATTGAAAGTGGTATTACAGTTGGTGTATCTTCTCGTGGGATGGGTTCATTGAAAGAAAATGATGGAGTACTTGAGGTACAAGACGATTTCGAACTTCTTTGTTGGGATTTTGTTTCTACTCCTTCCAATCCTGGTTCATATATGAATTTAGTAAGAGAATCATTAAATGAATCTCAAATAAAAAATCTTACTAAATATTCTAAAGTAAACTCAATCGTTACTGAGATCCTTTGTTCACAAGGTTCTTGCCCAATCTGGTAATAGATTTTAATATAATAAAAAATAAGCTCTCTTTTTGAGAGCTTTTTTTGTCTCTGCGATTTTGACATTCCCCCACCATATATATAACCCGAATATGCTGTTCCCCTCATTCTATATACAGCATTAAATGAAATAAATTCTATTACGTTTCTCAATAAACGTATTTTCCCAACAAACAATAAATTTAGGAAAAATGGCAACAAACAGAGATTTGCTTAAAGAAGCAATCGCAGATGCTAAAGCCGTGAAAGAAATGGCAATAGCTAATGCAAAAGCAGCTCTAGAAGAAGCATTTACACCTCAATTAAAATCCATGCTCTCAGCAAAACTTCAAGAAATGGAAGAAGAAATCGATGAACAAGAAATCGAAGAAAATATCTATGAAGAAGAAGAAATGATGGATGAAGATTTAGATTTAAATGAACTTTTAAATGAGCTAAATGAAGAAGATGAAATGGAATCTGAAGAAGACGAAATGGAATCTGAAGAAGGTGAACCGTTAGATTTAGAAGATATGACGGATGAAGATCTTAAAAAACTTATCGAAGATGTAATCGCTGATATGATCGAAGCTGGAGAAATCGAAGCCGGAGAAGGTGAAGAAGAAGGTGAAGAAGAAGGTGAAGAAATGGAAGATGAGGAAGTTGAAGATGAGGAAGTTGATTTAGATGAATTACTAGCAGAAATTGCTGATTTTAATGACGATATGATGGATGACGACATGATGGAATATGACATGATGGATGATGATATGATGGAGGAAGATTTAGAAGAAATTTTTGGTCTAGGTAAAAAATCTAAAAGAAACTTTGAAACAGTAATTGCTCAACTAATGGCTGATAATAAAAGTACAATAGAAGCAATTGCTCAAGAAACAGACCCAGCTAAAAAGAAACAAATGGCTGATCCACTTCTACAAAAAGCATTCACAGAATTTAAAAAACTTAAAGCTGATGGTGTTGATGCAGACGTTATTGGTAATATGAGTGAATTTAAAAGAGAATTATTCGGAGATTCAAGATCATTATTACAAAAACTAGCAGCAGGAACTAAAGGTTCAATTAGTATTGCTCGTAATGAGGGTATGAAAAAAGAGTTAAAAGAAGCTCTTAAAACTATCGAAACATTACGTACTGACTTGAACGAAGTTAATTTATTAAATGCTAAATTGCTTTACACAAACAAGATTTTTAATTCAGCTAAAAACTTAACTGAAAGTCAAAAATTGAACATTCTTACATCTTTTGACAAAGCAACAACTGTTAAAGAAACTAAATTGGTATTTGAAACATTAAGCGAGGGACTTAAAACTAAAAAATCACCAATTAAAGAATCTTTAGGTATGGCTTCCAAAATTGTAGGAACGACAAACTCAAAACAACCGATAATCGAATCAGACAACATGGTTGCTCGATTCCAAAAATTGGCTGGTATTATTTAAAAAAACAATTAATTTAAAAACAAAAAAACAAAAACACAATGTCAAACATTAATTCACTTTTAGAAAGCTCTGCTTCTGGATGGAAAAACATGCAGAGTGATGCAGCTCGTTTAGCTGCAAAATGGGGTAAGACAGGTTTGTTAGAAGGCCTTGGTAGCGAGGTTGATAAAAACAACATGTCTATGATCCTTGAAAACCAAGCAAAACAACTTGTTGTTGAATCTTCAACAAACACTGTTGGTGGTGCTGGAACAGGTACATTCAACGTAGGTACTGGTGCTCAATGGGCTGGAGTTGCTCTTCCTTTGGTACGTAAGGTATTCGGTTCAATCTCTACAAAAGAGTTTGTATCT